AATTACACAGAAGTAGACAGTTCTGTTTTTACAGATGATGTTGTAAATGGTTTTATAGCTGATGCTGAAGAAAGAATTTTAAGAGATGTAAATACAGATGCTGATAGAAAATACGCAACTGCAAGCATGGTTGCTTCTCAAAAATTTTTAAATTTTCCTACTGGAGCTTTAATAATAAGAGCAATACAGATAACAAATTCTGGTGAAAGAATTTATTTAGAAAAAAGAGATACTACTTTTATTGATGAATTTAATTCTACAAGCGCAACTGGTGTCCCTAAATACTATGCAAATTTTGATGATGATACTTTAATGTTTGCACCTATCCCAAATGCTACTTTTTCTATTCAAGCAAGTTATGTGGCTTTGCCTACAGGTCTTTCTTCTTCTAATACTCAAACTTACGTAAGTAAAAGATTTCCAAACGGCCTATTATATGCATGTTTAATAGAAGCTTTTGGTTATTTAAAAGGACCTATGGAGATGTTGCAATATTACGAAAAACAGTATAATAATGCTATATCCAAGTATGCTATTGAGCAGATTGGAAGAAGACGAAGAGATGATTATTTCAATGGTGCGATAAGAATCAAAATAGATTCACCGTCACCGTAAAACAGGAGAAAATTATGGCTATTACAACAAGCGCAATAACAAGTTCATTTAAAAATCAACTTTTAAGTGGTACTCACAACTTTGATGCTGTAGGTGGTAACACATTTAAACTTGCATTATACACAGATAGTGCAGTTATTGGACCATCACTTGCATCATTTACAACTGCAGGTCAAGTTACTGACTCAACTGGTGATTATTCATCAGGCGGAAAAGCATTAACGGGACAAACTCATAAATTATCAGGAACTACTGCGATAGTAGATTTTGCAGATTTATCTTACTTAACAGCTACAATTACAGCAATGGGTGCATTGATTTATAATACAAACCAAGCAAACAAATCTGTAGCGGTTTTAGATTTTGTTTCTAATAAAACATCAACATCAGGGACTTTCACAATTCAATTTCCAAACTTTACTGACACACTAGCAATAATCAGATTAGCTTAGGAGGTAAAGCATAATGGCTAACGTTACAGTATCAGTCACTGGTTTACGTGCCATTACTAATGCTTCTGCATGGGGTACAGGAGCTGCATGGGGAAAAGGCAGTTGGAATACTGGTGGAAGCATCAACGCAGAAAATATCGCTTTTAATTCTGAAGGTTGGGGTAGAAATCTTTGGGGCCAAGGTGATTGGGGTAGAAATGGTTTAGGTGTATCAGTACCTGTAACCGGTTCGGGATTAACTTCATCTATTGGAACTACTGTTGTAGAAGATGACATAGAAGTAGGTTGGGGTAGAAAAACTTGGGGCAACCTTGCATGGGGAGTTGCATACTCTGTAGCACCTGCTGGTTTACCTGTTACTCTTTCTCTCGGTGGTGTTACTGTTAAAGCTAATGCTATTCCTCAAAAAATAACAAATACAATTACTACAGGCTTTGGTCTTGTAGATATTGAAGCCGATAATACTTATGTTCATGTTCATGACCCACAAGTAAACATAAGTCTTGGATCTCCAATAGTAACAAATTTTGAGTCTGTTTCTTTAACAGGTTTACAATTTACATCAGCAGTTGGCCCTGCAACTACGCCAGGTGGTGCAGATGTAAGTATAACTGGTCAACAAATAAATGTTGGCTTTGGGTCTACATTTAAAGCATTTACTGATATAACTATCAGACCTACTGGATTTACTATTTCTTCAGGTTTAGGTTCAGTAGAAGTAATTTCTAAGGTAGATGTAGCTGGTTTTGCTATACAATCTTCTTTAGGTAATATTACAACAAAACAAACGGCTGTGATAAAACCTACTGGTTTAGGTATTACTTCAGGGCTAGGATTAGCAAGTGCTATTGCTTGGGGAAGTGTTGACACTGGTAGCACTGTGACTTATAGTGAGGTAAATACTGGTTCACAAACAACTTGGACCGATATTGCAGCGTAAACAGGAGTTTATAAGATGGCATCGACATATACAAATTTAGGTATTGAAAAAATGGTGACTGGTGAACAAGCCGGTCTATGGGGTGATAAAACAAACACAAATTTAGAAATATTAGAACAAATATCTGGTGGTTACATTTCAAAACAAATTACTGCAGGTACTAATACTTTAACAGTTACAAATGGTGGTACAGGTTCAGAAGTTGCCACTGCAGTTATTGAATTTACTTCATCAGGTTCATTAGGAAGTGCAGCAACTGTAACTATTCCTGACGGCACTGAGATGAATTATATTCTAAAAAATTCAACAGCTGGTGGTCAAAGTATAACTTTTAAAACAGCATCTGGAACCGGTGTTACTTGGTCTACAACAACAACTAAAATAGTTTATTCTAACGGAACAAACGTAGTAGAAGTTCAGACTGGTGGTGATGTAGTAGATGATACTTCTCCACAATTAGGTGGAAATTTAGATGTTAATGGTAATTCAATAGTTTCAGTTTCAAATGGTAATATTCCATTAGCACCAAACGGTACAGGAGTTGTACAAATTTCAGGTAATTCAACACAAGCTGGTACTTTAAGATTTACAGAAGATACTGATGACGGAACAAATTATGTTCAGTTAAAAGCACCTACACTTGCAGGTGATATAACATTAACTTTACCTGCAACAGATGGTAATGCTGATGAGTTTTTAAAAACAAATGGATCAGGGGTATTATCTTTTGCAGCAGTGTCTGGAGGAACATCATGGCAAGCGGTGAAAACTGGAAATTTTGCAGCCGCAGCTGGCGAGGGCTATTTTATTGATACTACTTCAACAGCTATAACAATGACGCTACCTTCTTCGCCAAGTATTGGTGATGAAGTTGTGTTTATAGACTATGCAGGCACTTTTGATACAAACAACATGACAGTAGGAAGAAACAGTCAAAAAATTCAAGGTACTGCAGCAAATCTTACTGTATCAACAGAGAGAGCAGGAAACACCTTAGTTTATGTAGACGCAACACAAGGTTGGTTATTAAAGAATAATTAAGGAGTTTTGTGACTACATACAAAGAACTTACAGGGGTGTTAATCAAACGCCAAACAACGAATCCTGGTGATCCACAAACAGGAGAGGTGTGGTATAATAATGATACAGGAAATCTAAAATCATTAGCTATTTCCTCTGCTTATTTAAGCGCTGCACCTTTGAATACAGGTAGAAGAGCAACAGGTGGAACAGGAACTAAAACAGCAGCTTTAGTTTGTTCTGGACAATTATCTGCTCCTACAAATACTACTGCAACAGAAGAATATAATGGAACTGGATATTCAGCGGGTGGTAATACTGGAACTGCTAGATATACCATGGCATGTGGTGGAACTCAAACTGCAGCTATAATTTCAATGGGATATAACACTGCAGCATTAACTGCTACTGAAGAATATAATGACAATAGAACTAATTTAGGATCAGGTGGAACACAATCATCTTTTCTTGCATTTGGTGGTTCGGAATCACCAGGAACATCTAATGCTACAGAAGAGTGGGATGATTCGTCTTGGACTAGCGGTGGAAATTTAGGAACAGCGCGTTACCAATTATCAGGAAATAATGTTGGAACTCAAACAGCAGGTTTATGTGTTGGTGGTTATTCTGGAAGTGCTAAAGATTTAGTAGAAGAATATAATGGATCTACTTGGTCAACTGGTGGTGCGTTACCAAGTGCTCAAGGAAATGCAGCAAGAGGAGGAACTCAATCAGCTGCGTATATATCTGGAGGAGGACAATCACCTACTACTGCATCTAAACATTATGATGGAACAAGTTGGACTACTGCACCATCTTTAGCAATAGGTAGATCACAAATTTCAGGTTCACAAGCTACTCAAACAAATCACGTAGTATTTGGTGGAGGAAGCTCGCCTACTCCTTTTCAAGCATCAGAAGAATTTAACACATCAATTAATATAATAACCGCTGGAGCATGGGCTAGTGCTGCTAACTATCCTGCAGCAGGTTATGGTGGAGCAGGTTGTGGAACATCAAGTGCGGGATTAGGTTTTGGAGGAAGACCTACAGCATGGCATACTCTTACATGTAAATTTGATGGTTCTTCTTGGACTACATCTGGAGCTTTACCATCTGGTAGAAGATATTTGGCTGGATTAGGAACACAGACCGCAGCATTAGCAGCACAAGGTGCTTTTACACCAGACGGTCCAGCAGCGGCAACAAATACAGCGTTTGAGTTTGGTGGTAGTTCTTGGACTGCTGTTAACAGTGCTAACACTTCAAAAAATTTTATAACAGGATTTGGAATACAAACCGCAGGAACAACTTGTGGTGGAGACACAGGCACAGCTCAAAATACATCAGAAAATTATGA